TGAATCGCTTCCTTCGCGGTAGATGTACCCGAAAACGCCCACAGGTCGCCTGTTGTTCTATTTTTGATCGACAATTTGTCAGACGCGCCTTTATACGTAATTTTTAAAGGCATGTATCTCGGATCTAGCCGGACGGCCCCCGCGTTGAAAATACGAAAAGTCTTCGTCTTGTGTTTGTACGAAGGGATATCGTCCGTCAACCCTTCGCCTATCTGCCATTTGTTCGCATCAAACGTGAATGCGTCTAGCGTCGTGCCGACTGATTCGCAATAAGTAGAGGCGCTTTGGAAAGTCAGCGTAAAGTCGCCGAAGCTACCGATTCTGTCAGGCGTGAATGATGCGCTTAGCTCGACCCGCCACCGTTTTTTCGGCGTCGCTTCCGAAACTAAAAAGAACTCCTCCTCGCGATGAAGCGCGTGAAAGAGTTCCGCTTGTAATAAATGAAAATCAACGTCATCCGCTCCGAGCAAGAGACATTCAGCAGTCAGCGTTCGGGCTCCGAAGTTTTTTCCTACTCGAACTAAACCGTCTCTCCCCGGAATCGTTTCGTAATCGATATCGGGAGTGGGCGAAGCAATTTTGAAACTTCGCACAAGAACTGATAAATCGCGAGCCATGTCAATTATGCGGCCATCCTTGTAAAGTATCCGGAAGTTGCTGTCCGTAATAGGGACACCGGATGGGGGCGTTGTATAGACGCTTGAAAAAACGTCGATGGATACCTCCGGCTCTTCAACGACAACCGGAGCCGGGTTGTTTGTGTCCGGCGTAGTAGGAGTGGACGGATTCGACGGAGACGGGGCGGTGTCGTACTTCGTCAGATTGTACGTTTCAATAATTCTGTTAAGCTTTGATGCGTAAGACGGGTCCGTTGCATAACCGGCGTCTACCAGCGCAGCAGTCGCTTTCTTGTAGTTTTTCTCGCCTACGACCGCCTTATAGTGATTCAGGTCCCAACTGACGCCGTTTACGTAAAGCTTCGCGAGGTCTTGCATCGATTCATACCACGTCGGGTACTTCCGGAACTTGGCGTCCACTTGAACGTTCCTTCCATTGATTACTTCCCACGTTTTCATGATGACATATTTTCCGTTATATTCGCCCTTCACTCCGAAAAGGTTCTTTCCATTAACGGCAAGGCCGCTAGTCCCGTAGGCACTTTCTAAGCACCCCTGCGCGATTACGAGGCTTGCAAGAATTTTATAATTCACGAATATCTTCTGCGCATCCGGGGCGATTTTCTTTATAAAATCTGTATTACTCAAACGCTACCACCTCCCGTCTCTCATCCGTTCTAAATCATACCCGTCCTGCTGAATGCGACTGATGTGCGGCTCTACAATACGCCCAACAACTTCACTATCCATCACGATAGGAGCGCCACCCTTCGTCTTAATCGCCTGCTCAATCGAACTGAGCGCGCGAAGCATATCCGACGATAAGCCGGAATCTCCTCCGAGGCCCGCCGTATGCCCTGCGTCTATCATTCGCATAAGATTCGCCTGTTGCGCTTCAGTAAGCACCATTTCGTTACGCAGGGCCCGGATATCGACTTCGTGGCTCATCGGATTAGCAAATTGAGACGCTAGGCCGCCGATGTGAAGTTTATTGATCTGCCCGAGGCCGATGACGCCGCCAGTGTGGTAGGTACCTTCGTTCCCTTTTCCCCGGCTTACAGCACGCTCCGTCTTCATAGAAACATCCGATGTAATTGTCGTGATGCGTTTCGTGATGTCCTTACTTAGAGCAGCGTTCATTCTTTGGGCTTCTGACGTAATATCCGCGACCCGACCCCTTGCGGTACGAAGGTTTGCGATCTCGTCGTCAATTGCTTTAACAGACTTTCGATACTCATCTGTTTTACGATCGGCTGCTGTCGTGTTGTTTTTCAGATTCGCCTTCGCATCTTGAAGGCGAGCGATCTCCTTATCGATTACTCTCACGCCTTCTCCCTTTTTAGCGTTTAAGCCGACTTGTCGCATCTCTAAATCCACTAGTTTTTGCTTAACAGTATCGAGTTTATTTATCTCTTCATTTACCTTTTGTAGTTCTTCTTTTTTGCTTAGAAGCTTATCACCACTCGCCCCAAGTTGAGCCTGAAGTTCGCTTAGAATCCGCTTTTCTGTACCTAGGATATTCTCCTTTTGTGCAGCGTCTTCTTTGTTTCCGGCCGCTTTCGCTTGTTTTATACTGTCTTCTATCCCCCTTACTTTCTCAAGCTGCTCCTCGGCTTTCACCTGATTTTCGCGATACTCCTCCGCAAGGCTATTTATCTTTTCTTGAAGCCTGCTTCTTTCATTGAGATTCTCAGTCTCTTTAGAGTCAAGTTTGGCTTTTTGAGTATTCAGTTCAATCCTTAATTCTTCGGCTTTTTCCTCAGTCAGCCGCTTTAACGCCTTAGTGTTTTTCGCGAACGCATTACCTTGGTCTGTTATTGCCTTACTTGTGATAGGAGCCTTTTCTAGTACCTTGTCATTAAGCGAAAGATAGCGATCGAACTCATTATTTGTAAGACCCGACTTTTTGCGCAGCCCCTCCTGCTCCTCCTTCATCAGTTTGATCGCGTGAGAATCAGTTTCCAATTTAATGCGATCGTTCAAGTCGAGATAGTGCGCCATCTCTTCTGCTGTAAGCTTTGTTTTGTTTTGAAGTTTTTCAAACTCAGTCGCTAAATTATTAATAGAATCTATCTCTTTTTGTTTGGCTTCGGCCGCCTCTAGGCTAACGGTGTTCACCTGATCGTATCCCGCTTTCACCCCGACAAGTGCTCCCGCTAATAAAGAGAGCCCGGTAATCACCCATCCAGCCGGACCCATCGCAACGAACAAACCGCGCACTGCGATTCCGAGCTTTAACATAGACGACGCTACCAGCGCCACCGCTGCCGCCGCGCCTGCCATTTCGAGGCCAGTCGTAATGATCCCCGGATTTAGTTCGCTAAGGAACTCGACCACTTTCGTACCGGTTTCGACAATTTTTCGGAAAGTAGGTAAAAACTCGTTACCGATCGCGATTCCGAGACCGTCGAGCGCAGACGTAAACTGTTCGAATGACCCTTTGAGGTTATCCATCTGCGTTTTCGCTACTTTGTCCGCGGTCCCGCCGGCTTCCTTCAGCGTCTTCGAATAATTGCGCAGTCCCTTTTCTCCGACGCCCAAAAGCGTAACGAACCCGGAAGCCGCTTCAACTCCGACGAGCTGTGCCGCCGCTGCCGTTTTCTGCGCCGACGTCATCCCTTCGAACTTCTTCGAAATATGGCCGACGAGTTCGGGTATCGGCTTTAGATTTCCGTGGGCATCCTTTACCTCGATTCCGTACTTTTTCATCGCTTTGGCCGACTGGCCGACCGGATTCGTAAGGTGTAAGAGTGACGCACGAAGCGCCGTACCCGCCATCGATCCCTGAATACCGGCGTCTGACATTTTCGCAACGGCTGTCGCAGTATCTTCGATGGAGTATCCGAGAGAGTGCGCAACAGGGGCGACGAATTTCATTGCATCCAGTTTGTTATCCTACCGGCTCTTTATCCGGTAGTTCTTACGGTTTCCCGCAAGCTCAGACTATATCTTCACCCACGCCAAAGACGTTAGGGTGCCACGCGCTCGTGGGTGTTTCGTCATAGCTAATACGCCGTAGACTACTTCACCTAGTCGTTACACGTTCCGCAAGTTTCCTATGCGGCTTCGCTCGGTATTCTCATATCACTTGAAAGTGACTTAGAGTTCACCGAATTCACGTGGTGTTACGCAGCTTGTTCCCAAGCAGCCGGGCAATTTTGTTTACCCAATTGCGGCAGATCCGTATTGGCCGTCGTCATCGCTTTTACGAGTACGTCAACGGCATGCCCGGAGTCTTCCGCTTTAATGCCGAAGCCGGTCATGATGTTCGAAACGATATCCGCTGAACGTCCGAGTCCTTCGCCTGAAGCTGCCGCCAAGTTGAGCACGGCCGGCAACGATCCGACTTGCGCTTTTACGCTGAAGCCCGCCATCGCAAGGTATTGAAGACCCTCGGCCGCCTCTACTGCGGTATATTTTGTTTCGGCGCCCATCTTAGCCGCGATGTTCTTCAGATCTTCGAAGTCCTGACCGGTCGCGCCGCTGATCGCTTTAACTCGCGACATGGCCTCCTCGAAGTCAGCCGCCTTTTTGACGGAAACGCCGATACCGGCTACGACTGCGCCTCCGACCGCAAGCGAAGCCTTTTGGATGAGGCCCATTTGTTTCGAGAGATTCGCAGATGAACGGCCCATTTGATCCATATCGCTTCGAGCTTGCTGAGATCGACGGGACCAGTCCGCCATGTCTAATACGAGACGCGCCCGTATTTCTCCGACTGTTGTTCCGGCCATCTATTTACCTCCTTTCCGAAAATTACCCTGTAAAGCCCGTAGTTGTTCGAATTTCTCACGGTCGAATTTCACTTCAGGGCGAAGTCCTGCCGCCCGAATCAACGTATTCATGAGCTGTTTATACTCGTCGTCCTCACTAGCCCGGCTGTTCGTCGCGAGAAGTACACGAATGTCTTCTATGCGCCTTACCGCGCCTTGCTTCGTCTTAGCGCGCACAAATTTCGGTATATCCACCATATAAAACTCGTTTTCTATCTGATGCTGCGTGACGCCTAAACTGATAGCCGCTTCGATCAGATAGTCGTCAATCGTATACGGATCGCCCTCTTCGTCTACTTTTCGAGTTTCGGAAGAAGGCTCTTCACGTTTTTTGCTTGCGAATCAAGACGGTTCTTTTTAACGGTGAGCGTGAGGTATTCGATAATTTCGTCAGTCCCGACTTCCTCTCGGATATACTCAGCTTCGACGCCACTTAACAAC